CGCCACCCATTGCCATTGCCTTGATGTCTCCGCCAGCCATGTACACGGCCAAAGCTGCGGCAATGTATGACCGCGCCCATGATGCTGCAATTGCTTTTGCTTGCTCCATTATTTTTCTCCTTTTGGTCGATCCGGTAAATCACCGGTAAATGGCTCATAAGTAGGCCGGCCGTAGCCGACCACAAATGACCTTGCTCCCAAAGCTCTTGATTTGACCATAACCTCGCCACCATTGCGCTGATCGCCACGGCCAGATGTATTGCCTTCGATTGTCACGATCTGTTTTTCTGAACACCGAATCACTAAGCCAATGTGATTGATGATTGTTTTGTCATCATCAATGAAATCAAAGAAAACAAAATCTCCAATCTTTGGTGTGGTGTGCCATTGCTTGGCTTTCTTAAATGTCTCAGCTCCGGCTCTTGTGCTGACAACATTTGGCACCTTGACCCCAGCGTGATGGGCACACCAATTAAGAAACGACCCACACCATGGCAGCTTGTCGGCTTTCATAAATTTGCCGTACTTGGTCTCATTGTTGCCTGTTTCGATTGTGCCCACCTCAGCGAGCGCAACCTGAATCAAACGCGGCAATGTGCCTTGTGGAAATGTCATGACAGCAACAATTTCGCCTGATCCTCGGTAATGCCCAATTGAGCCAACAATGCAGCTTTTTTTGCTGCTTTATCGGCTGCAATTTCAATTTTTCTTTGTGTTTCGGCTTCATCCAATTCCCATTGAGCCAATTCGGCAGCGGTCATTTCTCGTTCAATGATTTCGCCAGTTGTCACATTGTGTTCTTTGATTATCATTATTTGACTCCGTAAAGTACATAGGTGCCTTGACTGACAAAACCACCACTTGGTGTAACAGTTATACGATCAATGGCTGTTGATTGATTGTAAATACCATAGTAGAACGATCTGCGCCATTTTGTATTCGCACCATCAGCGGTCGATGTGTAAATGGTATCTGTTGTGCATCTTTTCCAAATGGAAGTATTTGCATAATTTTGTATGTGTATAACTCCACTTTGAGTTGTTGCCGTGTTGCTCATGCCATCTGACATGTCAATCCTCGTTGAGCCAAATGTATTAAACGATGCTGGATTGTTTTCAGCGGTTTGTGTATAGCGTGTATTCGAATCATTGTTGAATCTTAATTGTCCGTATCCTGTATTCGTTGATGGTGCATAACCCAGCAAAACTAAAACCAAATCAACATAAGTTTGGGAAATTGAAGTTAAATCAAGTGATGCACCTGAAAGCGACCCACTCGCTAATACTGTCATGCCTCCACTTGATGGTGTTGCCCATGCTGGCAAACCGCCTGAAACTGTGAGCACTTGACCAGTTGTGCCAATACCCAAACGCGCTGGTGTTGAACCGCTTGACGAATAAATGGTGTCACCCGTTGTCGTCATTGGATTGGTCATGCCAGCTGAATCAGCTGCCCACACAAAATCCATGTCGGTATCGGTGTTTTTCTTAAGCACCTGACCTGTTGTGCCGCCTTTGAGATCCATCAAAGCTGTATCAACCGCCTGACCAAAAACCTCAAAATCAGCTGGCAAATTTGTGACCAAATCTGTGGCCGTTGGCATCTGCCATCCAAAATTGCTCGTTGGATTGCTCATGTTTTCTCCTTACGCCACAATCGTGGCATTGATCCAATCCAAAGTTGGATTGACTGTGTTCCATGCTTCAACAATCGGCACATCGTTCCAACGCATTGCCTGCAAAGAAAATGCGATTGGTGAGACGATCATTGAAATGCTGACCTGATTGTATCTGGCCGAAAATGTCCAGCCTTCAACGAAACCCAGAAAATCTCCCGAATTCATATTGAGTGGCAGATTGGCAATATTCACCGGCATACCCATGAAAACACCGATCAAGGCATCCCGGTCGGTATCATCGATTTCTGGATTTGTAAGCTCAAATGTGATGTTGTTGAAATTAAAGCGTGGATAAGCTCTGAGGCTCAGATAAAAATCGGCTTGATCCTCGGCATCATTTTGGTGCTTAATGGTGGTTTGAAATATCTGTGACAATTGACCATACAAAGCCACAGATTCGGTATCAACCGCGCTCACCTCATTTGATGAGTTTTGACCATATGTCAATGTGATGTTGTTTCGGACATCGCCTGCGCGTTGTTGGATGCTCAAACCTGATGCCAAAGCGTGATTGGCTGTTAGATCAACATATCCATTGGCTGCCAAATAATTGGTGCGGTGTGTGCTGTCTGCATAACCGATGCGGCCTTGAGCATCCTCAAAAATGTAGCCCAATCCTGATGTGGCTAAAGCTGCGACCAATGAATAAACATCGGTTACATTTGAGGTGCGATTTTCAAGCTCGTAATTTCCCGGCCGATCAATCTCACCCAATCCGCTGTTTTCGGCATCTTGCCATTGAACCGCTGGATCATATGTTGCCCATGTTAAGGCTTGCGGTACTTCCTCCCATGAGCTAAATAAAACTTGGCTCAAAATGGTAAAAATCTGATCACCATCAAAATCGTCTTGCAAAATGCCATCGGTCAAAGCTTTTGGCAATCTGGCCAATGCGCCCAAAGCAATGATGCTGATCCGTTGCGCATAATCGATCGAACCTACCTCAGCCACGGCAATGCCTACCTCAACGACCGAGCCACCAAAAATCGGCACAAATGTGGCTGTTGAGTCTTGCAATTCAATTGTCACCGAATCATTGATGCCAATTGGCACATTGGATTGATCAAGGTTGATAATTTCCAAATTTGTATATCCGGCCTGCGCTTGTTCGTAAATATTTGTGCGGCCGCTAGTAATTGTTAGATTGGCCAAAATGGCGGTTTGATATTGCACACCGCCAATTGTCACGCGCCAAACGGGATTGAAAATGCTCATGTAAATTGCAGGCTATTTGCGCCACCTGTGCCGCGATAGTAAGAATTGTTAAGTGTGTCCACAATTGTGCGTGCTGTGCCTTCTGGATCAATTGCACCATTGACAGTCACATTGATTGTTGGCTGATTTGATGCTGCCATGATTCCAGCAAGCGTGTTTGTATTGACCCCAGATGTGCCGTATGGAAAAGCTCGATTTGATGCAGCATTGATCCCACCCAATGTGGTTGTGCCACTTGTGAAATCATCAAATGCGCCTGCAATGTCTGTGACAACCTGCTCAGCTTTTTTGGTAACTGTTGCAGCACTTGCAACGACAGTTGAAACGCCGCCGCCGCCACCGCCGCCGCCACCACCGCCGCCACCGGATGGTATGACAGTTGTTCCAGCTGATGGCATGACCGATCCTGTACTCATTGAGAAATTACCAAGAGGCCCGGTGGCTGTTGATCCAGGCACTTCACTATCACTTGAGCGAGCCAAAGCATTTGCCCCGGCCAAAACGCTGGCAGCTAGTGCCACCGCACCAACACCAAGCAATGGATTAAGTGCAAAAGCCTGTGCAACGCCTGCCACGATGGCAGATGATTTCAAAAGGTTATAAGCCACAATCAATGTTTTGATGAGCGCAATTGTAGCGGCCACACCTGCGGCAATTTTTGAAACAACAAAAATGCCGGCAATGACGGCACCTGTAACGATCAAAACATCCTTGTATTCGATAACTGTGTCGATAACACCTCGAACCTTTTTGCCCCATTCAATGGCTGATTTTTGTGATTTGGTCAATGCGCTGTTCAAACTATCGCCTTGGCCTGTCAAACCATCCACAAAGCTTTGTACGACTGGCACAACATTGGTCAAAATGTATTCAGTCAATTCGGTCACCGCTGGCAATAAAGCTGCGCCCACTTGCTCTTTTGTTTCATCGATAGCAATTGATAATTGCTCAAACTTAAATGCTGCGGTTGTTGATTGGTTTTCAATAAAGCCATCAAATGTCTTGTTGAGTAATTTTTGTGTTTCATCAAATGTCAATGTTTTGAGAGTTGCAGCATCGATGCCAACGCCTAATTTTGTGAGTGCTGTATTTGATCCATCAAAGCTTTTGGCAACAGCATTTGTGACAGCCTCCAAAGGCTTACCCGTAGCGGCTGCGATTTCTTGGCTCAATGTCAATAATTCTTGAGCTTTGGTCAAATCGCCTGTGGAGCGCAATAGGCGAGACAAGGCCGGCCGGATGATGTCATCCGTTGTGGCTGTTGCAATACTTTGTGCGGTTACATATTTGTCAATGCCAGCAATTTGGTCAGCTGTTGCATTGGTGGTGTTGCGGATCGTTTCTTCAAGCTTCTTTTGTCCTGCTTCATCCTCAGCTGCGGCTTTGACCGATGCGGCGGCAAATGCACCAATTGCAGCGCCAGCGGCGGCAAATGCCAAAGCGGCTTTTTTGCCAAATTCTCCAGCTTGATCACCAAGCGTTTTGGTTGAATCGTTAGCCTTGCCAAGATCCTTGGTGAAATTTGCAACATCGGCCAGCAAGGAAAGCTTTAAGGTTCTGGATTGTCCGGCCATGTCACCACTCCTTCAATATGCGGTCGAAAGCGTTGAGCCATTGACCAATCAAATGAGGCTGCTCAGCTCTTAATGTTGGATAAATAAACCATCCGCGTGATCCGCGACCTTCACGGCCTGACCACACCGGAAATTGCTTGTATTTATTTGAGCCAAATTCGTAACCGCCCCAAAGCTGTTGAGTTGTACCGCCGCCGCTGAATTTCTGAGATACAAAGCCAAAAGACAGCTCACCAATTTTTGATGACTTGCTTACCCGTGATCCTTGAGCAATTCTGGATGCGGCAGCATTTGGCCGGTTGCCGGCTGCGCTGATGATTTTGGATTGCAAATAAGTGGCCAAGCCATTGCTCACGCTTTTGGCTTGCTTTACCGCTTCCTCATCCATTGCCTTGAAAGCTGACAAAACGGCACGCAATTCTTGCTTGTTAAATGCGACCGCTTCATCCGCCATTTCTTTTCTCCAAAATCTCGATTGCCGTTAGTAAATCCTCAGCTGTTTTGAATTCGCTAAGAGGCTGACCACTTGCGATGGCTACCTCCCACAAAATCCGATTTATGCTTCCGGCTTTGTAACTTTTGGGCTTGCATCACCGACAACAATGTCGCTGACAGTTTCACACCAAATTTCAAATGGCTTGACAGGCTTGCCCGCCATTTCTCTTTTCATTGCGTGGTAAGCAAGAAACAACAAATCAGAAACGCCCATTTTGTCTTGAGCTTGTCCAATTGTGTTGCCTGTCTTGTTTTCCCATTTTGCCCACTCTGCCGGATGTGCAATGTATGTTTCAGCATTGCCATCTGTGTATTCGATTGTGATTGGTAGTTTCATGCTCCCGATCTCCTTTTTATAGTGTTGGCGTAGTCACACAGGTAAATGACAATGAAACAGTTTGTGCATCTGGTGCTGTGCCTCCGGCTGATGGGAAAATAGGCTGCACATCAAAATTGAACACCGATCCTGATGCAGCTGTAAAAACAACCGCCAAAGGTGTATTTGGTGCTGTGTCGGCCGCTGTCCATAGCGCGTTGCACAATGATCCTCCAGCTGGCCAATCTGCCAACATTTCAACGGCAAATGTGCCTTGCGAATCGGTCGTAAAATACGCCTTGCCATCGAGTGTTTGGTATGTATTGATCGTTGAATCAATTGTCAAAATTGCTGATGTGGCCTGAGCATCGTAGTTATCACCATCAATGGTGAAAGTGATGTCTCTGCCGGTGACGATTGTTGTTGGCATGATTTCTCCTTAGTTGGTGTAATAGGTGCTGACTTGTAAATCGGCTGTGAGGTAACTACCTGCACCGACTTCCAATGGTTGAGGTTGATTCACATTGCCGACTTCATAGCCATCGGGCATTGTGCTGATGATGCTGATCATCAATTTTTCTAGGTTGTCCAAAGCTGCCGCGTTGTTCATGTATGCGACAACGCCAGTCACAGTCAGATTGACTTTGACTTTTGTTGTTGCGCCATTGATCAAAACGCTTTCAAGATAAGGCGCATCCGGTATCAAACAAATCGATGGGCTGGTCATTGTTTCTGGGATGCCGTTGTACACATTGGCAGCGATGGTTGAAAGTGCTGTTTTTAATGGTGTGCGGATGTCTGATTCGATGCTCATTGGCACATCGTTTCGACATCAAGAAACGGGCCTAAAAGCCCAATAACTCTGTTGCTGAGACTCCGGCCTAAAATGAACGGGCTAGGCTGAAAATTATCTGACATGATCTGGTTGCCGGGAGCTGTGATGCTCTGGAAAATTTCGACCGCTACAACCAAAATTGCATTTTCAATTGGTGGCGTGTTTGCGTACAAAGCCGCTGCCGATCCACCACTCAATGTCGCTGTTGCAGCTGGAATAAACGGCAATGGATAAGTTCGATCAGCTGCTGCTGTTGCAGCTGTAAATGTGTAAGGCTCAATCCGATCATCGGTGACTGTGTAAGTCGCGCTGTAAGTTCCGGCCCCGGTAACAACAACAGATTGACCCGGCACAAAATAATTTGGCCGCATTGTGGTGAAATAAATGACGGAATCACTCACATTGGCAAAAGTCACCGATGATTGGTATTGCGTAAGTAAAGGCAAAATAGTCTGCTCAGCGGAATCAATGTAAGAATCCAATTGAGCATCACTATACAAAGAAACCGAGACACCCAAAATCGCTCTCAGCTGTGAGGCTGTAACTATTGCAGGCATCTCGGTTCCTTTCGTGTCAGTAGCGTTCGGGAGCGACCGCTACCGATAGTGATTTATGGGAGGTTGTTAAATTGTGCACCATTTGGCACCTTGGCGGCCAAAGCCCCATAGCCATAGTACAAAATGTCGATGGTTCCATCGCTGTTGATGTTGCTGCGTAGCGTAAAGCGTGGAGATTCATACCATGTGTAAGAATCTGGGTTTACAACCACCATTGATGAATCACCATCGGCTGTTGTTGTGCCAGCGTTACCAAATGAGCGTGAAACATAAAGATTTAAGCCCGGTGAAACTACACCGCGCAATGAATCACCGCGTACATTTCCAGCTGCGTTTGAAGGCTGTGCTGCGTTGTAAAGTGGTGCGCCATTGTCGTTGTATCCCATGATGTTTCCCCATTGTGTAGGTGAAACGATCAATGAGCGAGCAAAACCAAGCGATGCACCATAAACATTTGCGGCTGCCTTTGATGTGTATCCAAGGAACCCGGTTGCTGAATTTGCTGCCTGTGCTGTAACGCTAGTGACAGCCGCTTGCATTTGTGCCAATGCATACTCATCTGTCTCTTTTGCATAAGCAAATTCGAGATTCTGAAGCAAAGCTGTCAAGTATTCTGGACGGCTGCGGTCGATCAATTCTACTGTTGAGATAGCGCGGCCTTTGAACGGCTGAACAGCAACAGAAAGAAATGTGGCTGAAAGTGATGATTCTGTGATTGCATCGTTTTCATCAATTGGCAAAACTGTTGGTACAGCCGTTACGCGAGGCAGCTCAAATGTCATGCCTTCCGCAACTAATGTTTCGCGGCTGATGCCATCGATTGTGCCACGATCAGCGTTTGCAAGTGCATTGATCACCTGTGTGCTTTGTGGTGTTGGAATCATGCCGGGTGCTGTTGATGTTGTGTTGTCAGCTGCCTTTACATACTGGCGTGAATCCTCATCGTGCAAAACGCTTGCGCGTAGGTAGTGCTCAAGGTAAGAGACCTTGTCCACAATTGGTGAGCGTGGTGCTGTGTAGTAAGCCGGGCGTGATGCTTGTACAGGTG